TAATAAATACGGTTTATGAATGTTTGATTGATGTTTCTCGTTTTGGAAATGGAATTTTAAATGTAAATAAAGATGGAGAACAAGGGAATATAGATGTTTCGCAGCCTTGTCAGTGGTTCCCAGTAGTTTCTGAAAATAATATTAAACGTATTCTTTATCATGTAATTGCCTGGAGAGTAGAAGATGAACAGAATAAAGAGAAAAAGTATCTAAAAGTTCAAATTCACGAGAAAGGATTTTATACAGAAAAGCTTTTTATAATAGATACTTGCGGGAATAGCGGAATTATCGGGGAGACTATCGGAAAGCAACTTGAAGAACAGGTTTTTCTTACGGGCCTTTCTGATTTTGCTATAATTCCTGTTTCGAATGTTGTTACATCTGACAGAATTTATGGCATGGACGATTACACAGAGATAGATAGCATTGTTTCCGAATTATTAGTGCGGGTTTCTCAGATTACACGGGTTCTTGATAAGCATGCAGCTCCTTCCGTTCAAGGCCCTCCTACTTGCCTTGAACAGGATCCAGCAACAGGGGAGTGGAAACTGAAAATGTCTAATTTTTTCCCAAGAATGGGAACGGATGACCCTCCAGTTGAATATATTACATGGGATGCACAGATGGATGCCAGTTTTAAAAAGATAGAATTACTTATTAATTTTCTTTATACGATTTCCGAAATGGGCGCGGCAATTTTTGGAGATTTAACTCAAAAAGCTGGGCAAATACCTTCGGGCAGTGCTCTACGAAGATTAATGGTTTCGGCTTTAGCCAAGGTAAATCGAATAAGAATGCGCCTTGACCCGGCACTTAAGAGAGCCATAAAGCTTTGTAGTGAATTAGGCGGTAAAAATATTATGAAGTTAGAGACTGTCAGTATCACCTGGCAGGATGGGCTCCCTGGTGACCCTAAAGAAGAATCGGAAATTATTCAGAGCCGGACCGGAAACAAAGCTACAATGAGCAAGAAGAGAGCATTGCAACAATATGACGGGATGACAGAGGCTGAAGCAGAAGCAGAACTGGAGCTTATTGGCGATGATGACACACAGCAAAATCCTGTCTTTACTCCTTTTGCTGAAAATAATCCGGAGATACCTGAAGAAGAGTCTGAGGAATAAGCTATGCCTCAGCCGGTTAATCCTTATGTTTTAGAACTTATTAAAATCTATTCTAATGCTCAAAGAAGTTTGATAGATATTATCTTGAAATCAGAGGCAAAAGGAAACTCAACAGATTATTATAAGAACTTATTATCTCAGGTAAATCAAGAATTAAAATACCTGGATAAAAAGGCGTCAAAGTGGGCTGATAAAGCTGTTTTAAAAACTTATAAAACAGTAGTAGATGAAACGAATAGAGATTTATTAAAACTTGGAATATCAATTCCGTCAAGCCAACTCACTTTTTCTAAAGTTCATAAAAAAGCGGTAAACTTAATAGCTCAAAACTGCACTGATGATTTATTTCAAGCTTCCAGTTTTGTAGGGCGGAAGATAAAGGATATCTTCCGGCAGGCAGCTTTAGAAGCATCTGCACAGAGTCTTACCAGTGGTTTAACCACCAAGCAGATGAAAGAGCTTATTAAGAAAAAACTTTTAAGTGAAGGCTTAACGGCTTTTGTAGATAGTCGGGGGCGAAATATTTCTTTAGATGCTTATTCTTCTATGATTGCCCGAACTACAATTACAGAAGTAACCAATACAGCAACCAGTAATCAGCTTCAGGATTTAGGTTATGATTTGGTAAAGATGACAGAGCACAGCCCTACTTGCAAGCTGTGTGCCCCTCTCCAGGGGAGAGTTTACAGTATTTCCGGCAAAGACAAAAGATTTCCTGCTCTCAGTGTAGCTTTTTCCGGAGATTATGCGAATATTCATCCGAACTGTGCTCACCGGCTCACTCCGTATATAGAGAAATACAACAATGTTGAGGAGGATATAAAGAAATCAAATCGGCCTTTCAATATTGACCCTCGAACTCAGGTAGAAATCGATAAATATAATGCAATCCAGAAAAAGAACCGGGAAAAGTGGAGAGACCGGAAAGAATGGGAGAAGATGAAAATTCTTCTCCCTGATGGATCTCCAAAAACTTTTTCGGGTTTTCGTAGAATGAAAAATTCAAATTCCGATAATTGGAAAGAATTAAAATCAAATTATAGAGAAAAATTAAATTCTATAAATTATGGCCAGGAGCCAAAAGGAGCGTGACTTGATGTCAAAAAATTTTAAATTAAATTTGCAATTGTTTGCAGATTCTGCAACGCCTGAAGAAGTTCAAACTTCTCAAAATACTAAAGAATCTGGAGATGCCACAAAAGTTTATGGTGAGGATTATGTTAAAAAAATCAGGTCTGAGTCTGCAAATTATCGCACGAAACTTAGAGAGCTTGAAAAGATTATGGAACAAAAGCAGATAGAATTTCAGAATAATCTTTTTAAAGCTTTTGGCCTGGAGCCAGACCCCAATAAGAATTATGAGAGTCAGATAGAAAATTACAAGAAAAAGGCTCAGGAAGCCGAAGTTAAAGCAAATCAAAAACTTATAAAAGTGGCAATAGCGGCAAGGGCTATTGTGGAAAAGGCAAAAGACCCGGCAGATTTATTGAAGTTTCTTGATATTTCTAAACTGGAGGTTGAGGAAGCAGGAACTATAAAGGGATTGGATGCTCAAATAAAAGAGCTAAAAGAAAAAAAAGCTTATTTATTTGAAATAGCACTTCCTTCTCCCCCTGGAGGAGTAAATCCTGCCGGAAATATAACCAAATCTGAAGAGGAGCAATTAAAAGAAGAATATGATAATGCTATTAAGACACAAAATTTTGCTCTTCAAATTGCTCTTAAAAACAAAATTTTTGAATTACAAAAAAGGAGTGGATAAAAATGTCAAACGTGTCAGGTGGAGGAACAATATGGAATTTGCCTAATTACGTGGGCGAACTTTTTACAAGCGATATGACTATAACACCTTTGCTGTCTATGATTGGAGGGCTCACAGGTGGAAAAAAGACTGATAATTTTGAATTCCCAACAGATAGTCAGTATAATCACGAAACTGCTGCGCAACCGGAAATAACGGAAACAGCATCTCTGACTGCCCCTACGGCTATTTCTTATGTGCGGGGACAAAATAAAAATGTAACGCAGATTTTTCACGAAACAGTATCAATATCTTATGTAAAGCAATCAAATCAGGGAAGGCTTTCAGGAATAAATACTGCAGGAAGTAAAAACGCTGTAATTTCCGAGAAAGATTTTCAAATTGCCAGGGCGCTGGAGAAAATTGCAAGAGATATAGAATACACTTTTTTAAATGGAACATATCAAATATCTACAGATGCTGGTGTGGCAAATATGACCAGAGGATTAATAGAGCTTTGCACGGTTAACACCATCGATGCTAAAGGCGCGACTTTATCAAAAGCTCTTATAAATGCACTCCTTCTGGAAATGTTTGAAAATGGGGCAAAATTTATTAAGCCTGTAATTTTCTGTGGCGGATTTCAAAAACAAAAAATTTCCAATATTTACGGTTACGCACCTGAAGACCGTAATATTGGCGGGGTTAATATCAAACAAATTGAAACTGATTTCGGTAATATAGGAGTGGCTGATCCGCACAGATTTATGCCTGCTGCAACTTTTCTTATCGCAGATGTAGCTGTGGCAGCTCCGGTTTTTCAAGAAGTTCCTGATAAAGGGCTTTTATTTTACGAGGCCTTAGCAAAAACAGGAGCAGCAGAAGAAGGCCAAATTTTTGGTCAGATAGGACTTGACCATGGCCCGGCATTTATGCATGGAACTATAACAGGGCTGGCAACCAAATAAATTCTAAGGAACAAAAGACGGAGAGCCTGTTTAAGCCTCTCCCTCTACTTAGAAAGAAAGGATAATAAAATGAATATTAATTTATCAAAAGTAAGAAATCCGGATTTAAAAGAAACCCTGGAAGATGCTTTTAACGCTCTCAATAATATTAAGGGTGATATTTATTATGTAGACAGCAATACCGGTGCAGACACTTCCGGAGGTAAATCCTGGGACAATGCTCTGGCAACTATTGACGCTGCAATTGGCAAATGTACTGCAAATAAAGGAGATGTAATTTTAGTCGCACCAGGGCATGCTGAAAACCTGATTGATGCTGCTGCCATAGATGCTGATGTAGCCGGGATAACTATTATTGGCCTGGGGGCTGGAAGCAATAGACCGACTCTAACATTTAAAACCAGTACTGCTGCTGATATTGATATTGACGCTGCAAATATCACTTTTCAGAATTTGTATTTTGACCTTACTGGTATAGACGGTATTGTGGCAGCAATAGATGTAAACGCTGCTGATTTCACAATAAAAGACTGTGAATTTTTAATGGCCGATAGTGGAGGGCAAGCAGTAAATGCTATTACTACTGCTGCAGCAGCTCATAGAATGAAAGTTGAAAATTGTATTTTCAAAAGTCCTGATGCCGGAGCCGAAGAAGCTATAAAATTGTTAGGAGCTGCGGATGGAATAATTATTAAAAATTGTAGAATTTATGGTGATTTTTCTGTAGCTCCCATCCATAATCCGACAGATAATATAGCAACTAATATACTTATTCTGGGAAACTATCTTCAGAATGACCAGAGTGGAGATTTAGCTCTGGAACTTGTCAGTGCTGTAACAGGAGCAATAATAAATAATTTGCTGGTAACTGATGCTATAGCAACGGCCCTGGATGCTGGTAGCTGTTATTGTTTCGGTAATTTATATTTTGATAGTTCTGATACAGATGTGTCAGGAACTTCTATCCCAACCAGTGTGACAGCAGGCGGAACAGATCTTGATAATATTCAAAATGCTCTTTATGGTGACGATGGAATAACTACATGGCCGTCACCAGCATATCCTGCAAATGGTGTCAGTATCGCAGAAGCTATACGTTATATTGCTGATGCTCAAAGTGGAACTGTAGGATTAGCATCCTTTCCTGCTGCGGCTGCGGCAGCTAATGATGTTAGCCTGGCGGAGGTAATCCGGTATATCCAGGAGAGTCAAATTGGAACCCTGGTTAATAGTGGAGGGACAGCGACTCTTGCCGGAATTATAGGAGACCCTGCCAATAGTGACCTGGTAACAAGGATAGCCGCAATTAAGGCTGATGTTGGAGACCCTTCAAGTAGAACAAATTTGAAGACAATTTTAGCATGTCTTGGTAATCCTGATACTGCTGGAGCGTCGATTTATGATGCTTTAGCTGGTTCGGCTGGTTTGCCTTCCTTCCCTGCTGCGGCGGCACCTGCTAATGATGTTAGCCTGGCGGAGGTAATAAGGGCTATATACGACCGGCAACTGGGAGATGGGACAACTGCTGATACTAATAACCGGCTGGGAAAGAAAGTTACACGTAATGCTGCTGATATTTTTGCAGGAACCCAAATTCCATTATTTACAATTTCCGGAGGAAAAGTTTTAGTTACTGCTGTTTCTATTGAAGTTACTACTGCAGCAATAGATGGTTCTACGAGTAATACTCAGGTCGTAACAAATCCTACTGTAGGCACGGACGCTGCAATGTGTGCAACTCTTGATATTGCGGCAGATGAGGCTGGAACAATTTATTCATTAACAGGTGAGCCGGAAACACCTTTAACCGGTGGTTCTGGAGGAGGAGCTCCTGCCATGATAGCTCCCTGGATTGTAGCAGAAGGAACAATAGATATTCTTTCCAGTGCGGATGTCGGAACAGGAGGAGCTTTAGGCTATTGCGAACTGTGGTATATTCCTCTTGACACTGGTGCCTCTGTCGCTGCAGCTTAAATAAGGAATGAGGATCCGATTCTATTAATCAAAATCGGATCCTCATTATAATAAGGAGATGCAAATGCTTTTTTTAAGTAATAAAAATGAGATTGTCTGGGATAAAGATAATGATAAAGCCCTTTGCAAGTTTCAGAATGGGAAATATGAAGCTAAAAATTCCAGAGAAATTGAATTATTAAAAAAGATGGGTTATAAATCTGACAAGTCTGACAAGAAAGTTACCAGAGAGGAAAAAGAATAATGGCTTTAACAGTCGGAACGAATAGTTATATAACGTTAACTGAGGTTGCCACGTATTTAGCCGAAAATTATATTTCTACGGATTCGGAGTATATAACATGGAATGCTCTTTCAGAAGCAAATAAAGAAGTATATCTTCGTAAAGCATGTAAAAAAATAGACCGGCAAATAATAAGAGGAGTAAGGGCGGTAAGTACTCAAGCCCTTGCCTTTCCCAGAACAATTTATAGTTATGCTGGACAGGGCATAAAAACCGAAAATAAATTTTTTTTAGGAGGTTATTATACTCAGTCAGCAGTTCCGCAGGCCGTAAAAGATGCGCAAGTTGAAGAAGCGCTCTGTATGGCCATGGGCGAATCTGACAGAAGGAAGCTCCAGAGGGAAGGAGTAAAATCCTTTTCCCTTGGTTCTTTATCGGAAAGTTATTCCGGCAAACCTTCTGATTTAATTTCCAGTAACGCAAAAGAGCTTTTGAAGCCTTATCTTGCAGGAATGGTGCCGGTGATATGATTAGAGAATATGAAAATCAAACTGCAACCCTGAAAACTTTATCTTCAACAGATGAACATGGAAAACCGACTTATTCAACTTCTACTATTACATGCCGGCTGGAATATTCACGAAAGAATGTTATAAACAGGGAGGGTAGAGAGGTAATAAGCGAAATAGCATTATTTACCCGGACTGCTGTAAGCACTGATGATGCTATTACTCACGACTCTAAAGATTGGCCTGTATTAGCTGTAAAAAAACAGCCGGGATTAGACGGTTTAATCAAATTCTATGAGGTAAGACTATGAACGGCATTGAGGTTGAAGGATTAGATGAAGTTATTGAAAACCTGAATAGAAAATTAGGGACTATAAAGGGTTATTCCAGGGAGACGATGCATGCGGTTTGCCTTGACCTGAAGGGAAAAGCTCAAAGGATAGCGCCCCTGGACAAAGGAGACTTAAGAGGAAGCGCTTCATATCAAACAAAGGAAAATAAATCCGGCATAACGGGAACTGTCGGATTTTATGAACCTTATGCTTTAATCCAGCATGAAAATCTGGACTTTCACCATGACAATGGACAGTCGAAATATTTAGAACAGCCATTGTACGAGAATACAAATAGATACTTTGATTTTTTCAAAAAAAGTACAGAGGACGCCTTAAATGTCTGAACTTATAAAAGATATAAAAACATACTTGATAGCTCAGGGAATAGATATTACCGGTAATATTTTTTTGGATACAAAACCTGACACACCGGATAATATTATAGTTATTTACGAGTACCCGGGGGAATCTTCCAGTTCAGACCTAACAGACCGGAGAATTCAGGTAATAGTAAGAAATACAGATTATGACAATGGTAAAACAAAAATAAATTCCATAAGGAATTTGCTGGATTCTGAAAGTCCAGAACAGATAATAACCCTGAGTACTTCCAGGTCAACAGTATTCCATGCCTTACAAGAACCCTTCAAACTTGATGAAGATAAACAGAAGAGAATAATTTTCTGTTGCAATTTTAGAGTGATAACAACCAGGGATTAAATATTATAAAGGAGTGATAAAATTATGGGACAGATAGGAAACAAAAATTTATACCTGCATAAGCATATAACAGATTCTGCTTCAGCTTTTACCACAGATACTGCTTATAAACTTGGCGCGTTAAGCAAAGCAAAGACAACCCCTATTTATGCTGAAGCGGTTCTGGAAGGTGATGATGCTGTTCAGGAAAGACATAAGGAAGTCATGGGCTATGATGTAGAATTTGAGGTAACGGATATAACTCCGGATGAAGTAACACTCATAGACGGCTCAACGAATGTAAGCAATCTTAACGCTTTAGACGATGCGTCAAGCAGTCCTTATTTCGGAGTATCATGGGAAATCAGCCTTACTTCTGCTGTTCAGCAATATGAAAAGTTATTTAAAGTGAAATTTGAAAGACCGGAGACAATATCTGAAACAAAAAAAGAAAGCGGAATTTCTTTTTATAAGGCAGTATTAAAAGGAAAAGCTTTAAAAAGAGTTTATACCGGAGATTCCGGAGGAGTAGCTTTATTCGGTTGCAGAATAAGAAGTAACGATAGTAATTATACTTCAGCTATAGGCTCCGGATGGCATAATACGGGCGGACTTGGTACGCTTGATGCTACTGCTCCGACTATTTCCAGTACTGTACCGGATGCAGATGAAACTGACGTTGCGATAACCGCAAACTATGTATGGAATTTCTCACTAGGAATTAACCCGAATTTGATTACCTCTTCAAATTTCTTTTTATGTAAAGAAAGTGACGGCTCAATAGTTGCCGGCGCTCTGTCTTACGATGCCGATTATGACACCATTACTTTTAATCCGACTTCAAGCCTTGCAAACTCAACAGAATATAAGGCAATAGTGACAACAAATGTAAAAACTCTTGCAGGAACGGCTTTAGCGGCTAATTCCGTGAGGACTTTTACAACGGTGGCTCCGTAATGAAAGATATTTTTGACGAATAAAGGAAGGGGTGGAATTACCCGCCCCTTTTTAATTTAAGGAGAAATTATGATTAACGTAAAACACCAAAAATATATAGTTAATTTTGATAAAGAAAGGGTTATGAGTTTTGATTTTAATGCTCTGGCAGAAGTCGAAGCCCTGACCGGAGGGAGAAATATTTTTCAGATTATTTTAAAATTTAAAGAACTTCAGGGACTGTCTCCAGATAAGGTAATTGAAAACATATCTTTTTCTGACCTGAGAATTCTTCTTTATGCCGGGCTTAAGTCAGAGAACCCGGAACTTACCATAGAAGAAGCTGGAAAACTGG